AAGTCGGACTGGCTGAGTCTCAATGGCAAGGGCAACGAGCTGCGGATCTCGTTCCGTCCGGCCCGCGAGTCGATGCGGGAGTTCGGCCGACGCGGTGAGCTGCGCGCGGCGCAGACCGTGACGACCAGCGGCGGCGGCTACGCCATCGCCCGCGAGTTCTCGAACGAGCTGGAGCGCGCCATGTTGTTCTATGGCGGGATGCTCCAGACCGGTCGCATCATCGACACCGCCACGGGCGCGCCGATGGACTGGCCGACGATGGACGACACCGGCAACCCAGGACGTCTGCTCGCCATCAACACGGCCGTCACGAACACCGCGTTCACGCTCGGCACCCTCCAGCTCGACGCCTACAAGTACTCGTCCGATTCCGTGCTGGTGCCGGTCGAGCTCATGCAGGACTCGGCGTTCGACCTCAACTCGCTCGTGCCGGAGCTGCTCGGCGAGCGCATCGGGCGCAAGCTGAACACCGATCTGACGGTCGGTGACGGCAGCTCGAAGCCGAACGGCGTGATCACGGCGGCCACCACGGGTGTCACTGGTGCGACCGGCCAGACGACATCCGTCACCTTCGACAACCTCGTGGATCTCGTCTACAGCGTGGACCGCGCTTACCGGCAGCGTGGGGCGAAGTTCATGATGAACGACTCCACGGTCAAGGCGATCCGCAAGCTCAAGGACGGCAACGGTCTGCCCATCTGGCAGGCGGGCAGCGCGACCTCTGGCGAGCCGGATACCCTGCTCGGCTACCCGATCGTCATCAACAACGACGTGGCCGCGATGGCGACCTCGGCGAAGTCGATCGCGTTCGGCGACTTCTCGAAGTACCTGATCCGCCGCGTGAAGGACGTAACGCTGGTTCGCCTGAACGAGCGCTACGCCGACTCTCACCAGGTCGGCTTCCTTGCGTTCTGCCGCTTCGACGGCGACCTCGTGGATGCCGGTCAGCACCCGATCAAGCTCTACGTCAACTCCGCGTCGTAAGACGCGGGCCAGTAAGCCGAACCGTGCTCAGCCCCGGGGCCATGAGGCCTCGGGGCAGCCCGACGGGAGGACACGAACGTGGCGGACAAGACTTACACCCCGAAAATCTACAAGCGCAACGGCGGCGACGCCGAGGTCTGCGCCTCTGGTGCCATCAAGGCGGTCGACATCGGCGTGGGTGGGACGGCGAACCAGATTCGCGTGCGCACGACGACGGCGAACGTCAACTCCGGCGCGACGCTGCTCGCGGCGCTGCCCGGGTTCGCGTATCGGATCCACGACATCTCCATGATCGCGATCGGAGGCAACGCCGCGACCGCGACCACGGTGGACGTGCTCGGCACGCAATCGTCGGCCAGCGTCAAGCTGTTCGCTGGCGCCATTGCCAACCTGACGCAGAGCGCCGTGCTTCGCGCTGGCGCCACCGGTGGCACGGTGCTGGCGGACGGGGCCTCGTTCGCGGCCTGCGATGCCAACACGGCGATCACCATCGGCAAGACGGGCTCGTCGCTGGCCACGGCCACGGCGATCGACGTCCTGCTGACGTACTCGATCGAGGCGCAGTAACACCGTGGTTCGCCACGACTTCACGCTGACGACCGACGGCAGCGGCAACGCCACCGTCTACTCGACGCGCCATGTCAACGGGGACATCCGGAGCGTGCGGTACGTTCCGGATGGCTCCACGCCGCTGACCAATACCGGGTCTGTGACGGTCACGGCCGAAGGGTCGGGACTGCCCATTATCGCGATCAGCGCGATCGGATCGGTGGCGGCGACATGGGCACCGCTCCAGGCCGCGCACTCGACGGCCGCCGCGGCGTTGCTCTACGCGGCCGGTGGCACCGCTGTTACCGACCGGATCGGGGTGTGCGACGAGCGCATCAAGGTCGTGGTATCGGGCGGTGGCGCGACCAAGACGGGCGTGCTCTACATCTGGGTCGGCTGATGCGCGTCCGGATCCTCCGGTCCATCGTCGCTGAGATGTGGGCGTATCACGCGGGGATGGTGGTGTCGCTCGACGACGCCACCGCTGCCGCGTGGTGCGCGTCCGGCATCGCGGAGCGATTCGACCCGGTGGAAACGGCGACGTCTGGACCCCAGGAGACGGCTGCGCGACGCGGGAGGCGCCGGTAAGTGGACATCCCGGACTACACCCGCACGGTAGGCCCGACGACGGAGGTCATCACGACCGCGCAGGCGCTCCAGCAGTGCCGCGCCAGTGAGACCGATCCGGACGTCGGCCTGCTCGACGGCTTCATCCGGGCGGCTAGGGAGTGGGTCGAGCAGTACACCGGACGCGGGCTGCTCACGCAGACCTACAAGGCGACGTTCGAGGAATGGTTCGACGAGGCGCCGCTTCCGATGGCCGGGCCGCTGCAGAGCGTGACGTCGGTCAAGTACTACGACGGTTCGGGCACGTTGACTACGGTGTCGTCGAGCTCCTACATCGTGGACACAACCTGTGAGCCTGGGTGCATCTCCAGGGCTCCGTACGTCGTATGGCCGGTCGTTCAGGCCGACCGAGAGAAGCCTATCGAGGTGACGTACGTGGTCGGTTACGCCTCGGCCAAGGACGTGCCTGGGCCCATCGTGGCCGCGATGCTGCTCTACATCGGCCATCTCTACGCGAACCGAGAGGCGGTCGTCGTCGGAAACACGCAGGCGATTGCGGTGCCGTTCGCGCTGGAGTCCCTGTTGTCGCCGTATCGCCTGTTCCTGTCGCCTCCGGAGGAGTGCTGATGCCCTGCCGAGCCGGGGAACTGCGGGACCGCGTGACCATCCAGTCGAAGACGACGGTGGCGGACGGCCAGGGTGGGCGCACGACGACCTGGGGCACGCTCGATACCGTCTGGGCCCGGGTCTCGCCAGTGCGCACGGCGGAGCGCCTCCAGGCGGCAGCTATCGGGGCGTTGCAGGCCTATCAGGTGACGATTCGGTCACGGTCGGACGTCACGACGGCCATGCGTCTCTCCTGGACGCCGTTTCGGGCAGGGTCAGCCAAGACGCTCGAGATTCACGGTGTCACGCCGCTCGACGGCGGCCGGTCGTTCCTCCTGCTCGACTGTGCGGAGGTCGTCTAGATGGCGATCGACCGGACCATCGTGCGAGGCCTCCGGGAAGCGCGCAACACGTTCCGCCAACTGCCAGACATCGCGCGGGAAGCCTTCAACGAAGCCGTCCAGAAGACGGCGGAGCATGTCGTGGACGCCGCGCGTCCGAATGTCCCGCTCGGCCGAACGGGCGCCCTGCGGAAAGCCATCGGCTACACCCTGAGCAAGCGCAACGGGTCGGCGAACATCGGCATTCGGAAGGGGTTCACGGTAGCCCAGCCAGGACGGAACGGCTCAGCGCTGACGAAGCACGGCGCCTTCCTGCACAAGCCGACGGCCATCGGGCATCTCGTCGAGTTCGGCCACAAGGGGCCGCATCCTGCCGGGCCGCATCCGTTCCTCGTGCCGGCCGCCAAAGGCTCGACGGATTTCTTCCTGTCGCAGTGCCGTGAGGCGGGCAAGGTGCTGGAGCGCGACATGGCCACGGTCGGGAGCCGCAACCTGTGAGCGTCACGGCTACCCTTGCCGAGAGCGTGGTGCAGGACACCGCCTTCGATGCGTTGAACGTGGCGTCGATGCAGGCGCTCGTCTCGACGCGCATCTATTCGGACGTGCCACAGCCTCCATCGTTCCCGTTCGTCTGGCTGACGTTCGCCGATCCGTCCTCGGACGCGGTGGACACGTTCGGCCAGGCCGGCGCGGTCGTCCATATCGAGGTCCACGCCTACAGCGACTACGAGGGCGACGACGAGTGTGCGGACATCTTGAGCAAGGCGGCGGAGCTGCTGCACCACTCGGCCTTGGCGCCGACGGGCTGGTCGGTGCCGCTCGTGATCCGAGACAGCGCCTCGATCGTGGTTGAGGACTACAACGGCCGGGCTGTGCGCCACGGCATTCTGCGCGTCGACGTTCACGCGAGGAAGAACTAAATGGCCACCTACTCATCGAAAGACGTCGGGTTCGTGCTCGTCGGTGGCTACGACGTCACCGCCGATACCGGCGAGATCATGGTCAAGATCGAGGCGATCACCGACGACGTGCAATCGCTCGGCGACACATGGCCTGAACCTGCAGCTGTCGGCATCTCGAAGGCCGAGTTCACGCAGGGCGGGTTCTACAACGACGCGACGAACGCCTCGAATGCGGCCTTGGTGAGCGGCCCTGGCGTCTCCCGCGTGGTGTGCATCGGCCACAAGGGCAACACCATCGGCGCCAAGGGCATCGGCATGGCCGGAGCGATGCAGGCCAGTTATGACCGACTCGCCAGTATCGAAAAGCTGCACCGCGCTAACATGTCGCTGCGCGGCAACGGCACCGTCGAGGACTTCACGATTCTCCAGTCGCTCACCGCCAAGACGGCGAACTGGAATACGCAGGCGTCGAGCATCGACAACGCGG